TTTTAATTCAATATCATCAAAGTAATTTAATATATTTGATATTTTAGTTATTCTTCCTTTTAAAAATTGTGCCGACTGATTATCATTTCTTTCTTTGTGTCTATTATCTAATGTGTTTTGGTCATTTTCTAATATTATGGTTCTTGTTTTATATAACTCTTTAATGAGTTTGATATTATTTAAAGAAAATAATCTATCGCCCTCAAAAAGTATATTTCTTTTATTGAGTTTAACATATTTAATAAAATCTTGATTTACAGCCATACTTAATTTGTCAGTTCCACAAAATATATCGTTATTATAAATACCCATTATAACTAAATTTTTTTCTTTAATAAAATGACCTCTCAATAAACCAAACTTAAAATTTTGATAAGTGAATTTAGTTATTATCTTTTTCATTAAGGTAGTTTTGCCAGTTGCTGGCACACCACCTATCGCTACGCATTTATGCAACATAATCATTATAATTATTTTTAAAACAATCCCATTCTTTATTCATCATAATAACTTGTCCAGTATTTCTATAATGATCTTGTTTCATTTCAGTTACTCCAGCATCTTTAGGATTATCTTCATATCTTAATTCTTTAGGCAAACAATCTTTTCTCATCTGCCAAAATATATCAAATTTATTGCCATGTTGAGATTCTGCATATTTAATTCTATTATACATCATATCCATATAAACATTTGGGTATCTTCTTTTAGGTCTATGCCAAGATTTATAATTACAGAGTGTGCTTTCAAATGTAAAATAACTTACATCTTCATGTTTAATTCTAGCTTTAGCTTCATTAAATATTTTTTCAGCTTCTAATTTAATCCATTCAATAGTTTCTTTATCATAATGAATTTTTTTCTTCCACCAATCTAAATCATCTCTACCTAAAATTTTACAAACACCATTTCTATGAGAACGAGAACCACTAATATCTTCAAAATATAAATTATTACAATCTACATTTATACCTTGTATTCTTAAGTATTCTAAATAGCTAAAAGCAGATAACCTACCAAAAGATAAAAAGTTTTTTCTAATATATTCCCAACACCTTTCATAGTTTTTAAACTTATCATTAGAAGTAGTTAAAGAATTATAAAATTCTAACTGACTTCCATATTGATCAATACACTTTTTATATGATTTAACACAGTTAGGAAATCCTGTCTTACCTATCTTAAAATATCTTCTATCTAAATCCCAACCACTACCAACTTTATATTTTATATATTCTTTATTCCACCATTGATCTAATTTATCTATATCTAAATTTTTAACACTAGGAAACTGTTCAAATATTAACCATGTTGAAACAATGTTTTGAGTACAACCATTAATATAAGCAATCCATAAATTTTGTTCTATATCTAAATTAAATTTTTTACTCAAGTAATGAAAGGCAAAGTAAATACCACCAGGGTGGCTTTTATACTTTAGATGAAACTCATAAAATCTTAAAAAAACTTCTCTCCTATATTCTGGCTTTCTAAAATCCATGCCTACTTTTAAATCTTTTATTTCTTCTATATTATTTAATTCACAATATCTTCCGATCATAAAATTTTAAAACCTAAATTAAATTTATCTAATAGAAATGATTTTTCTTTTAAATTATGTTTTCCTTTAATAGCTTTAATATATGCCGCATTCTTTGCCCTGTAAGCAACTTTGACTATTGAATAACCAACTTGACTATATAACCAATCAGACATAGCTTTAAAGTACTCTGAAAAAGAGTCTAAACCACTGACATTTAACTCTTTAGCATAATTAGAACCATGAATTTTTATAGAGTATGTCATTGAAGTATCTGTCCAACATACTATTTCTGGTTTAGAAATAAAAGAAGCTAAAAAATTTGACCACTTACCTCTTTTTAAATGTATGATACTGCTATGAGGAAAATCTAACATTTTTATATCAAAATATTCATTATCTAATATAGCTTTATGACCATCTTCTTTAAAAGATTTCCATCTATTATCTTCTTTTAATTGATTAAAACATTCTAAATCAATATCTGAAACTTTATGTTTTTTAACATTTAACATATTTTGTAGTAGTGTTGCTTGAATACCTACTCCAGCAAAATATTCTCTGATAGAATATTCTTTATTTATATTAACATCTTCCAATAACCATTCAGTAGCTATACATTTTGCTGAAACTAAATCTTGTCTTGATGTTATAAAATGCAAATATGATTGATCGTTTCTTTTTTTATTACTTTCATCTTTTAAAGGAACATTAATACTAAACTCATATTTATTACAAAGAATTGCTTTTTGAGTCATTTAAAATTTCATCTTTTATTATTTTTGCTCTTTTTAGTTCTTCTTCATCAGCAACTTTTTTAGTGTTAGTCTTTGCTCTATTTAATTCATAATCAGCATTACCACAGTATATCATTTTTTCTCTATAATAACAAACGACACTAATCCTTTCATAAAATGATTTTGTAGTAGTTTCTGTGTTTCCATGTAATTCGTGAACATCAAAAATTGCTAAATCTCCATTTTTTAAATCTAATCCTATTCCATATTTTGGTATCACAGTAATAGAACCCTCATAATCTCCTCTTGATATCACACCCAAGTTTCCAAATCCCTCTTTTAAATCTCCATTATCATAATGACCAGCAGTCCTAAAATTTTTATTTACTGTTACTGTACTAAAAGCAGTATCTTTTATTATAAAATCTTGTGAACTTTTTTCTGCCATTTTTTTTTGAATTTTATATCTAGCTGGTGCGTGTTGTTTAAAAAAAGCATCAACATATTTTATGTAAGGCAAACAATTATTATATTCTTTCCAGTTCCTTTGAGTCCACATACTAGTACGACAATAAGGTATCCTTGGGTATCTATCACTAAAACCAATTATAGAACTTTTAACTGCTCTTGCTTTAGCTGATTTAGAAAGTTTTCCGCTTTTTAATAAAGGTAAAAATCTATTACCCATTATCTTACCGATAGTAAGACCATCAATCTTATCTCCAATTTTATAATTATCTGGAATAGGTCCTGCGGCTTGACCTCTATTATTACTTACTGATATTGATTTTCTAAATGAACTTCTACATTTATCAACAACTTCTTTAGGTACAGCATTTTTTTTAAAGACAGCAAGTATGTCGCCATTCTCATTTACTATTTTTGTATCTTCTGTGATATGATGTTTAATTAAATCTTTAGTAAAAAAAGTTCCTTTTAAATTAGAAATCTGTTCTTCGTTTAATATTGGATTAAGTTTGAGAAGCTTCATTTAATACTGCTTTCAATACAGCATCAGAAATATTATCTATCTTATCTCTTGTAGAAATTTTTTCTATTGCCTCTTTAAATAAAGTGTCATTTTCTGGATTAAAAAATAATTGAATCATTTTAACATCATTAATTCTTTCTTCTTGAGATTCTATATCTTCATTTAAATCAACATCTGATTCTTCGTCTGTTTTTAATAATAAATTATCTAATTCATCATTACTAAAACCTAAAGTATCTAAATTTACATTTTCAGATAACAAATCATTAAATTCTAAATTCAATAATTTAGTATCCCAGTTTGCATCTTGATTTAATCTGTTATCAGCTATTCTGTATGCTTTAGTTTGATTTTCTGTTAAGTCAGCTATTTGAACTGGAACTTTTTCTATACCTAATTTTTTTGCGGCTTCAAATCTAGTATGACCTACTATAATTGTAAAATCTTTATCAACTACTATCGGTTGTTGAAAACCAAACTCTTTTATGCTAGAAGCAACTTTGTCTATGTTTAAATTTTTTCTAGGATTATTAATATATGGTAAAAGTTTATTAGTTTCTATTAATTGTATATGCATGACTAATTAATAAACAGTTTTTATGAAAGATCAAGACAAAAAACCATTAGTAGTTCCACAAGAAAGACACGAATTAACTCCGCAAGGTAAAAAATATACAACTCTTGTGATGGTTAATGTAAGAGAATGTGGACTTGATTATATGTTTCATAAACATCTTATAGTTGATTATCAGCATAAAGCAGGAATAAAGTTTAGGCAAATATTTGAATCAAGTGCTATTGGAGGTATGAAAGGCAGAGATTTAGGTGCATTTATTATAAGTGGTGCTAAAGATAAAGTTTCTTATGGTGCTTTACATAACATTGAACAACTTGTTGAGATACATAAAGTGTTAGGAAATAAAGGTTTTGAGATTGCTTCTTATATATGTGGTCAAGATTATTCATTAAAACAAACAAGAAACATTTTACATATTGATCAAAGATACATGGGAAGTAGATTAAGAGAAGTGTTAGACGACTTATCAAGACATTTTGGTTTCTTTAAACAAAAATTTTATTGATTTATGCGTACACCTATGATAAGGGATAAATCATAATGAGATAAGTGACAAAAAAAAACCCCACCACCAAATTAATGATGATGGGGCGAGAGAGTTATTAAGATGCGTATCTATTTTTAAACAATTTAGACATGTTTTGATTTGATTCAATTTTATTATTTGGTTGTAAATCTTGAATATAACTTACACCAGCTTGTGCCAAAGCACTTGCTTTGAAGATAGTTTCTGGTCTTTCCTTAATTCTATCTTTCCAAATATTTAAGTATTGAATTGCGTGAGGAGTAGGCTCCATTGTAATACCTAGCATACAACATTGGATAGCAGAACCTATTTCAGCAACTAATTCTTCAAAAGCATATTTCTCTTTTGAATCAAAGTTTTCAAAATATTTAGCTTTATACTTCTCATCTCTATTACATCTTGACTTATGACCAGTCCAGTGTGTTAGTTCATGAAGTAAAGTAGCATAAAAGTTTTGAGTAGCAGAAGAACTATCATTACTATTAAATTGTTCTTTAGATACCATTCCGATATAATCTTGGCTTGGTACATAATAACAACTATTTTTTAGAAATAAAGTTTCTGATGAATATTTGATTTTAGCACCAGTATTTTTTACATACTGTTCTACATCAAGTAAAGTTTCAGAACCCTCTGCTTCAACTTCTTTATGATCTTCTAATCCAGTAGTTTGGTCTAGATTAAAAACAAAATAACTTCTCATTAAGTTATATTGAACTTTAACTGCACCATCTGATGTATCAGGAGTTTCATTAGTTCTAGCATTTCTGTATAAAGCAGGTTGC